ATTGGCTCATAGCCAGCTTTTTTCAAAAGCTCCTCAGCTGCTGCAAATCTTTCTCTGTAGTTGTTCTGGCCAGTGATTGGCCCTGATATATATACTTTCATTCGCTCTCCTTCCTGGCGGAGCGCGAAGCATGAATGATGTGTTCATGAATTCGTAAAAACCCAAGCAAAGATGTGGCTGCATCAAGATACATTTCTTGCTCATCCTCATTTGATACGCTTACAATCAGGCGCTCATCTGAGTAGATTTTCATCGAATAGCCTTTAAAAATGCTTTTGTTCACTATTCGAATCAGATTGTATTTACTTTTCGCAGCCTTCCACACTCTGAAGAATTCGTTCATGCTTTGCCATTCGCCTCAAACATTCGGAATTCAAATAATTCCGATAACCATTGAATTCGTTCAAGTGTATTTTTAAGCTCTTTCCCCTTAACTTTAGATATAGCTCATGCCATTCCTTGGCATGCTTTATCACTTTTTTATCTGCTCCAAGATATAAATTATCTTCCCATTTATCGAGCCAGCCATTAATAAGTGCATGGCCAACCTGATCACATGAAATGTTTAATTCTATATCTTTGTATCTGCTGCAATAATCAAGCGCTCTTGTTATCGCTATAATCACAGCTTTCGCCTCTGAGCAGTTCTTAACAAATCCATAAATCGTCTTTGCATCATGATCATCAACTGCAATGGCTATTCCAACAACTCCATCGCCTGGATGACTCCACTTGATGGATGTTTCAATGTAGAGCTTTGCAATCATGGTGAAGATTTATACAAAAGCCTTTCTTCAAGCAATTGATAATCAATATCATCTCGTTGGTCAAAATTCATGAATTTGTTATTTTTTTGATTTTTGCTCTTGTCAGGAGCTCTCTTTTGTGGTATCGCGCGCGCACGCGCGTTATATATATTATTATCATTATCTATCTTTTTAATATCTGAGGTACTCAGTACCCCATCTTCACAACTCAGTACCCCACTTTCACAACTGAGTACCCCATCATCACAACTGAGTACCCCATTTATTTTTTCATCCTGTGGCTCTGGTTCATGTCCGATATATGGATTTTTCTCTTTTAGTAATTGCTCATATCGTTTGGCTTTATATCGATAAGCGTTATAACCAGTTTGCTCTTTTGTGATAAAACCTTTTTGAGTCAGATTCTTCAAGGTCTTTTTCACTCCTTCTTCAGAGCATCCACAAAATTCCGCAACATAACTGTGCGATGCAGTGAAATAGTTTCTTTTAGCTTGCGAAAATCCATATACAATGGCATAGACTTGAAGCTCTAATCCGCTTAGATTCATCTTGTTTGGATTAGTCATCCAGCCAAATATTGTGAAGTAGTTATCATCTTTAATTTGGCGCTCTTGTTTTTTTCGCCCCATTTTTTATTCTCCCTAAACTTTTTGTGAAAAATTTTTGTCTTTATACTTGTGAAAAAACTGTGAACGTGGTATTATAACCCACGTATTTAAATAACGCGTATGTCGTTATTATTTCAGCTCACATTGTAAAAAAAGATTCTTGGATTTCGGTCTAAGGATTTTTTTTTGCGTATTTTTAGGCATTAAAAAATCAGCTCCTCTCTTCTTTTGATGGAGCTGATTGAAAATTCTGTGTATAAGGTAGCTAGATTCGGGCAAACAGATATTTATCCGATAGAAAAAACTGAATACTATCCCCTTTTCTTGTATTTTCATTTCTGCTCCACTGTGTATTATATATTACTACATTTGTGAAGAGAAAGTGAACTACTATTTTTCAATTAGCAATGTTCATTGATCCAAAGCTGCAACAATGAGCTCGCAGAAATTCCCATTTCTTTGGCCTTTGCGTGCATTTTTTCCTTGGAAGCTGGCGATAAAGAAAAATTCACATTTATCTTTTTTTCTGTCTGGGCTGCTTCAGCATGGCCAACATCTGCATGCTTTTTTAATTCCTCTTTCTGTCTTTTTGCGCTCTCTCTCGAAAACATTGTATCTGCCATAATTATCTCCATCCTTCCTTTAGTTTTAATGCTGTTTTTACGAATCCATATATTTCAGCCATTTGCTTGGCTCCCAAACTTCTTGGCGATAGCTCCTTGATTGATATTCCCCTAGCTCCAGCTTGATTGAATGCAGTGCAATCTGAAAGAACAGCTGTCTGAAGCTCTGGATATTTTTCATCAAACCATTCGATGAAATCTTTCGTGATGTTGTAGTGATTCCAGCGATTCAGCACAAATAAAACTGGCTTCTTTCCCTGGTATTCTTGAGTTAGCTCAATCATCAATTCAAGCGGCGGCACATCGCGATTGCTCATCATCGTTGGAATGATAATGATATCAGCTGCATCCATCCATTTCTTCAGGTCGCTCTGAAGAGCTCCTGGAGTGTCGATGATTGCAACTGCTGCATCATCATTTTCCTTTGCTTCATGAATCAGGCCACCTTGCTGATCTAAATCATACAGCGAAAATGGAATCTGATCTCTTTCAAATCCGAAGGCCAGCTCATCAGCAATTAGAGTTTTACCAACTCCGCCCTTCTGATTGCAAATTAGTACATTTTTCATTTTTTTGCTCCTTATGTATTACTTGCGCATTGAATATGTAAATTTCAAATATTCTTTGCGTATTTAATATATATCATTTAATTAATTCGTGCGCAATAATTATATATTCAAATTTCACAGAAAAAACAAGATTACTATGTATTATTGCAACAAGTACAATTTTTCTGTTAGAACGAAAGGAGCTTATTATGGGAATATTTGGATCACCTGAAGAGAAGGCTGCAAAGCAAGATGAAAAATTGAATGATGTAATGAAAAAATATGGTCTTGAGAAATTATCAGGCGAATATCGTGATGAAGTGGCTGAAATTAATTCAGAGCTTCTAGGAAGTAAAGCTCTTGAAGTAGGAATGAAAATCTCAATGGCTGGAAAAACCGAAGAGATTTTGAAAGTGTCTTATCTTAAAGCCATCCTGGAACAGAATTGGATTATTATCAGACTATTGAATGATTTAAATTCAAAGTGATATAATTAATTTATCGTCAAACTTATTTTTTTGCATAGCTTTTACCTTTATGCACACAAAAAGAGCTTCCCATCTTCAGGAAGCTCTTTTTGCTTGGAATACTGAATAATTGTATTGGTGTATTGGGTTGATTCAATAAATGAATCGGGGATCATGTTTATATTGTAATTATTTGATTCTAATTATTCAATCTCAAGATTTCTTCGCTTATTGCTTAAAGAAAGATTATATAATGTCTGTATATTATTTACCTATGCTATGCGCAATGTATAGGTAATGAATATATGAAAAATGCGCAAAATAAAAAAGGGCTCTCAAATCACCAAATTGGCAATCTGAGAGCCCTATTCCATCACTCATGCGAGTTGTTGATGGTCTAATTAATTATTATTTAGATACTATATATTTATTACTTAATCTATGCGCAATTATGCTTTGATTAGCTTCCCAGCTTTTATGAGCTGAACCATCTTCAAATTCTGCGCAATAGTTCCCTGATATCCAGTGATGCCATTAGCTGCAGCAATCTTCTTTCTGTGTGCGAAGCTTGTGTTCTTTTCTCCAACTGCTGCAAGCGCAGAAACGATTGAAGTTCCTTTGCCTTTGTAAACGCCATAATATGCCACAGAAGGCTCTTTGGCTGATTGGATGGTACCTTTTGTCCCTTGTACCACAATTGCAGTGTGAGACTTCTTCTTGCTAATCAGAATCGTTCCTGTTAACAAGTCTTGGCCATTATATGTGACAATAGTAAAAAGGCCAGTTCTTTCAAGGGCATCTATTTCATTCCCAGTGTGAAATTCGCCTGGATCCTTTCCAGTTGCTTCTTTCACGCACTGTCTCACTGCAGTGCCACAATCACATTCTGTTGGCTTTTTTGTATCGATTCCAGCTTTAAGAATGCCAGCTCTTCCTGACTGATCATAGCCAACATTTGGATTATTGCAAAGCGCTTTCATTCTCTCAGCCAGCTTCAGGCGAATCATCGGGTCTTTTGCGATGGCACAATACCAGCCATATTTGTGCACATAAAATTCTTGCAGCGAACATTCGCCTTTGTAATCATCAGCTCTTTTCTGAGCCTGATCGCCAGCTCTTCCACCGATATATTTTCCATTTTCATCATGTCTGGCTGAACCTATAATCATCTTCATTTCTTCTCACCTCTCTTTGATAGGAATTTTTGAATGTTTTCTTTTGCATTCTTCAGATCATCAGACATGGCCACTTTTTCAGTCAGGCAATACTGCATCTCAAAATCAATCAGCGCCAAAACAGAATACAAAAGCACTTCATTAGTATCGTCTTGCTTTCTGAATCTATCATTTCCCTGATGCAGCGAATTTTTCAATTCTTTCACTTCGACTTCGAGCTCTATGATTCTTTTTATCATCGAATCTTTCGGCTTTGAAAGAAATGTCTTAAAAGCATAAAGCATTCCCAGAAGTGTGCAGATAGCAACAAGAAGCTGCACGCTCATCAAGGTGATTTGAAGCGTGCTCATGCATCTACCTCTGGAAGGCCTTTGATGATGCTCTTAGCAAGTGAGACAAGAGCTGAAACGATTGAAGCTGATACTACTACATGCCAATCAATTTCTTCAAGTAATGTTGAAACACTTACGATTCCAAGGAATGTTTCGCAAACTGTCCAAAGCGCACGCGCTGCGGCTGCTTCCCAAAATTCTTTAGTTTTTAATTTTTCCATAACTTTTTACTCCTTTCTTTTTTAAAAAATCGGGGCATCTTTCGATGCCCCTTTCTTAGAAGGAATTAACTATGACAATCTCAAAGAGATGATGTCCTTAATTAATAAAATTTATGCAGTAGATTTTCAGCTTTTTTAATATTAAATTTTTTCACTTGCTCACTCCAGCATTTTAATAGAATTTCTTCATTCCTCTTCGATTCAAACTGATGCCATATAGAAGGAAAGTGATAATTAAAATATCCATCGCCTGGCCTGTTTATCGACTGATTTATAATTAATGTCGAAAATGGTGGCATATCGTTTTCAATGAAATATTTATCTATTTCGATGAAATAATCAGCCACATGGCGAGGATTATCGCAGCCAATCCATGATGTTAGGCTGCCATAATTTGTAAACTGTCCGTTTTTCCTGTTTGATAGAATAAATTCAAATACATTCATTATTCTTCATCTCCTTTTTCAAAAAATTTTTCTGTATTCTATAACGATTTGGAAAATCTGAAATTTTGAATGTTCTTAAAATTTATTTATTCCATA